TACATATGCAAACCATTTTGGCTGCAAAGATACAAAATCAAGTCCGTTGACTCAAAAAATCTCTGTAACTAACTATATTTCAATCATTTCAAAGAACGCTTAGCGATTTTTAGTGGACAGCAATGTTTCATAATCTGAGTTTTTGGGGGAGCCAGTACCTGTGAAGGCTCTGGCTCCTTTTTAATCTTAAACTTAACTCTCAATTCTAAATTCTCAATTCTCAATTATAATAATATGGCCGATTGTTCTTCAATACAAAGATCGCTCGCGTGGTGCCAAGGCAAACCCGAGCTCCCCGGCGTAAAGCGCCGAGTCTATTATATATCGAAGTATGACATCCTGCAGTGGCCCGAGCTTCAGCATGATGCCAACGGGCGCCTGAAGTCTGCTGCTTATTCAGGTGACTTCGTGCTCCGCGCTGACACGAAGTGGAAGTTCATCGATATCATTGCTGATAAGTCGCAACTGACGTCTGAGGCACAGGGAGAATACCCTTCGCAGACGCAGTTGAACAAACTGGTGGCTGTGCATCCTGGTGTCGATGACGAGGCTTCTGCAGCGGCTGCATATCTCAATAACAACGATAACGTGTTTCTCGTTGAGGATATGCGTGGCGCTATCCGCGTCGTAGGCTCTGACAAGTGGCCCACCAAGACAACAGTTGCACAGGATCTTGGGCAGGGCGCTACTGGTTCCACTTCCACTACAATCAACGTGGAAGCGACAGATGAGTGCCCGGCGCCTTTCTATGCTGGCACAATCGATACGGACGAAGGTGCCATCAACCCCGAAGGAAACCCGAACCAGAATACGGGAGGTAACTCAGGAGGTAACAACTCTGGCGGTAGCTCTTCAAGCAATACACCATCGTACAACAATACGGTCCTGATTAATGGCGTATCTTACACTGCAAACGGTAACTTGGGTAACATTAAGGGGCCTATTACCTCCATTAAGATGACTGGCAGTCACATGAACAACATTTCTGTGGTATATAACAGTAATAACGTGGAGGATCATGTGAATCCGACAAGCAACGGCTCTGTAGCAACATGGACTGGAAACATCGCTGCACCGAATACGGTATCGGTACACAGAGGAACTAATGCAAATGGTTCTTCTATTGAAATGTGGTTCAAATTCACTGTTATAACCGGTATCATCCCAACCCCGTCCGGTGACGATCAACCCGATGATTAATTAAATGCATTCTCATTATGGCAGATTGTGGTTCTTTACAGAAATCGCTCGCGTGGTGCCAAGGCAAACCCGAGCTCCCCGGCGTAAAGCGCCGTATCTATTATATCTCGAAGTATGATATCCTGGAATGGCCGGAACTCCAGCACGACGCTAATGGACGCCTGAAAACGGCTACGTATTCAGGTGAGTTTGTACTACGCGCCGATGTGAAGTGGAAGTTCATCGATATCTTACCTGACAAGTCGCAACTGACATCTGAAGCGCAGGGTGAATATCCCTCGCAGACGCAGCTGAACAAGCTGGTGGCTGTGCATCCTGGTGTGGACTTGGAGGCTTCTGCAGCAGCTGCATACCTCAATAACAACGATAACGTGTTTCTCGTAGAGGATATGCGCGGGGCGTTCCGTGTCGTTGGCTCTGACAAGTGGCCCACCAAGACAACTGTTGCCCAGGATCTTGGGCAGGGCGCCACTGGTACCACTTCAACAACCATCAACGTGGAAGCCACGGATGAATGCCCGGCGCCTTTCTATTACGGGGTGATCTCTTCTGAAGTTGGTGACACGGCTGGTACAAGCAATTCTGGCAGTGGCAGCGGTTCAGGTAGCGGTAGTGGCTCAGGAAGCGGCAGTTCAAGCGGTACTACGGAGGTGTATAACAAGACCGTTAAGGTCAACGGCTTGAGTTATACAATCACTGATGGCGAATCGATTCTTATTGCTGGTGATCTGACATCACTCCAATTTACGGGAAGTAATATGTCATACATCGGGTATCAAGTTGATAACGGGATGGAAACCGAGAGTTACATTGCAATCAACGGCGCTTCGGCTTCGTGGACTGGAAATATCTCAAGCCCAGCTACGGTAAAGATTTACAAGACAGTAAACGAAAACAGCTATCTCTGGTTCTATATCTTAATCCCCGGCGAATTAGGTGGTGACGTCGGCGATGACCTCGATAAGGGCTAAAGACTAAGGTATGATGCGCACCCCTATAGATATGAGTGAGCTGCTATCAGAGATAGAAGTCCCTGATATCGAGAGTGCGCAACTTGCCTTACAGGATATTCAGGCAAAGCGCGAACAAGACTTGTTTGCTGAACAGAAGCGCAAAGGATGGGATAAGACGGTGGAAGCGCGTTGCGACTTCACACCGCGCCCTCGCCTGACACGCCGCTCTGGGCTCTTCTTCCTCTCGTATTGGCAGAAGTCGGTCTATGGTCGCACACTGACTGACATCAAGGCTGATGACAGTATGGTGCTGTTCTTTGCCGGTACGATGGTATCCTTCATCAAAGAGATCATCGGTCCTGACTTGTCGAAGGGGGACTGGTGTATCATCACCACACCTAAGCGCAGACACCTCGTGAAGAACTTCGCCACACGCATCTCTGAGGAGATAGCTGCTCATCTGAACATACCGTTTTACGAGGATGTGTGCAGCTGCAGAACCAAGCAACGGGTGGATGCGATCTTTGATGTGAACGTAGTCCCGAAGGAGCAAAACGTCATTTGCTTCGATGACTTTGTAACCACAGGGCAGACACTGCAAGCGATGAAACGAGCGCTTGAACCTTTTAGCAAGAACTTGCTGTTTTTCAGTGGAATAAATAACAAAATTTAAAGTATAACTAACATTTTGAAATATGAATCAAGACCCCAAATTTACAGAAACTTTGCAGGCTTGGATGAACACGCCAGACGCACAGAAGAACTGGGACGAAGGTGCCATTCTCCTCCTGCAGTTGTCAGGTAACAGAATCATGTACCGCAACATTTCGGTGAACCCAAAAGGCAAGGCTGAATTCATCAAGGGACAGCTTCAGAAGTACCTGAACTTCAGACTTCAGAAACTGACCCATGACCAGGTGGCTGACATGCAGACCAAGGTAGATGACATTGTAAAGAATGTCATAAAGCCAGCTGGAAAATCCGAAATAGACGTTGCTAACAAATCTGAAGAATTTGCAGACTTCAAGGCTGGCAAACGTCCGGACCACGATGACCTGCCCGAAGAAATTCAGGCACTCTATGTAGAGAACCTGGACATCGTTCACCGCATGCGGGAGCTCCATCTGAAACTGCGTACACTCAGCCTCGATAACGCTACTTGCCCAGACAGCGAGCGTTACCCGTTCCTGAAGGAAATTATCAATCTTGATAAGAAACGGGTAGCTAACTGGGATATCTACGATCACTTCATTCCTGGTACGCCAGTCGCTGGTTCGGTTAATCCTGATTCAGATTCGGATAATCCTAACGAGGATACTGAGAAGGATTCGAATAATCCTAGTGGAGAATTGGATAATCCTGACGTGGATTCGGTTAATCCCAAGGAATCTACCGAAGATTCTGCTGCAGAAGCCCCTATTAAAGAGGCAACTCCAACAGATCCCAAGCCTAAAAAGGCAAAGGCTTCGACAAAGCGTACTGCCAAAAAGGCCACAGGCAAGAAAACAGTGTAATCCGCGTTAATCCGTGCCTAAAATATGAAGCGAACCGCATCCATGGCTGACGTTGTGAAACCACTCTCTGAGTGCGCTTCACAAGCCTACCTCTCCAACGCCGTTCAGGTAGCAGACCTACTTGAATGGATTCTGGAACAGGTAGGCACAGCCAAGGTGTGGCAGACTTCATTCTCTATCTCCGAGGAGTTCCTGCGCCGACTGTTTTTCATAGAAAAATCAGGGCGCGTCAGTGAGTTCAACTTGGTTCTTGACCATAAGGCCACGAACAAAACACTGAAACTCTGGTCATTCATGACACAGGTGATTCAGCGTACTTTTCTCACTGATAACCACTCGAAAATTCTGCTGGTACAGGCTGAGAACGGGCAGACCGTCTCAGTCATTACCTCACAGAACCTGACACGTGGCAACCGCCATGAGTCTGCCTTTATCTCCACGGATCCGGCTATCTTTGCTCGCCTGCACGCAGAGATGACTGATTTAATCAATAATCACAGCGTTCCGCTTTATGACCTCTTCCGACAAAGGATAGCTGAAGCTCCATAAAAACAGGGAGAGCCATCCTCACGGATAACACTCCCTAAAGAACAAATCCTCCACTTTTGAGTGGGGATACTGCAAAGATAAGTGATAATTTCAATATAACCAAAACTTTATGGAGAAAAATGAATATTCTGAAGAAACGCTGGCCCAAATCGAGCAATATGCGTCGATTTACCTGAAGATCTCGGATATGGCCGTGCTTTTCGATATCCCTGCAGAACAGCTCCGCGAGGATATTGCTGACCGTAGCACCGAGGTAAGCAAGCGGTACCACAAGGGAAAAGCCGCTTCAAAAGTGAAGCTGCTGCATCAAGAAATGCAGTTAGCCTATGTCGGTTCCCCTCTAGCTCTAGAAAACGCCCAAAAGAACCTCATGGATATGGAAGACGATGAGTAAAAGTCCTAAAGTCCTGTAGTCCGTTGCCAAAACATGCCATTACCAAGTATCATCGATATCGCCCGTGCAGACCTCTATACCCAGCGTGAAGACTTAGAGGCCAAATACGCTATCACACAGGTTGAGCACATCGTGCGCCTGCGTGACATGGTGACGTGGTGCATCTCGAACTGCGACGCTAAAGACCGACAGTTCGTGGAGGAAATCATGCAGCGCTACGGTATCTCGAAGGTGACAGCCTACGCTGACTTGAAGATCGTGAAGTCACTGCTGCCTAATCTGTCAGAGGCTTCACGCGACTATCACCGCTGGCGCTATAATGAGATGATACTGGAGACATACCAGATGGCGAAGAAACGCAAGGATACGAAGACAATGGAGAAAGCGGCTACCTCATACGCAAAGTACAACCGCATCGATGTGGAGGACGAGACTGCCGTACCGTATCACATGATTGTGGTGCAGCCCTTCTTCCCAACCACCGACCCGCGTGTGGTGGGTATCAATCCTGTGCCTAACATCGATGAGCGTATCAAGAAGCTTACTAAGGAGTTGGGCGCAAGCAATCCTGATACGCTGAATATCGAGTACGAGGAAGCCGACATGAATTTCGAAGAGATCTTCGATGAGAAACCTTCGGTTTCCGAATAATCAGTTGACCTTATTCTTCATAATCCAAAGCTAGACCTCCCTCACTGGTTTCCTTGTAGAGCGAGGGCAGATCATGTCCTGTGCGCTTCATCACCTCCACCACATGGTCGAAGGAAATGCGGTGATTGCCGTCGGAAGTAATGGCATAGAAAGTGGCATCGGCAGCACGGGCGGCAGCAAAGGCATTACGCTCAATGCACGGAATCTGAACCAAGCCGCAGATGGGGTCACAGGTCATGCCGAGGTGATGCTCCAGTCCCATCTCTGCTGCGTATTCGATCTGGTTGGGGCTACCTCCCCATAGCTGACATCCGGCAGCAGCGGCCATGGAACAGGCTACGCCGACCTCACCCTGACAGCCTACTTCGGCACCGCTGATGCTGGCATTGTGCTTGATCACATTGCCAAAGAGTCCTGCTGTAGCAAGGGCTCGCAGAACGCGCTGCTCTGAGAAATGCAAATCGTGGTAAGATACATAGAGAATGGCTGGTAGAACGCCGCAACTGCCACAGGTGGGGGCTGTCACGATCGTGCCGCCACAGGCATTTTCCTCAATGACTGCCAGGGCATAGGAATAGAGTAAGGCGCTGTGACGAGCTGCTTCTTTGTAGCCTTGTGCCTTCACATAGTAGGATACAGCCTTGCGCGAAAGACCTAACGGACCAGGTATGGCACCTTCTGCATCGAGGCCTCGTTTCACGGCTTCCTGCATCGTATTGAAGACTTCTCTCAGGAAATCCCAGATTTCTGGTCCTTCACACTGTTCGACATATTCCCAGTAGCCATGGCCTGTTTTCTTGCACCATGCCATGATGTCCTTGATCTTGTTCATCTCATAGACATCACCGCCTGAAGCAAACATGTCTCCTTCTGCCTTCCCTTCTGATAATGCGCCACCTCCTACACTATAGACTGTCCATTCATCGCCTCCGTCTGCTGTGAACTTCATGCCGTTGGGATGAAACGGCAGAAAGACCTTGGGTTCCCAGATAATGTTGACTGGGGCGATCTTACTGAGCACATCAATGATGGCTACATCGGTCATGTGACCTTTTCCCGTGGCAGCAAGACTGCCGTAGAGGGTTACTTCGAAGCGCTTGGCTTCAGGATGGCGCTTGGCGTAGATACGAGCTGCATTGTCTGGTCCCATCGTATGACTGCTGGACGGACCTTTCCCGATTCGGAATAGTTCTCTGAGTGATTTCATAATTCAATTCGTTTGTTTTGGCGCAAAAATACAAATAGTTTGAGGAAATACCAAATATATTGTGACTTTTCTTTTGATGCTTATTTCCTTCCCTTTACGCTGTTTTTCAAAGGTAACATAAATGGGTTGGAATGATTGGAGAAACCGAAGGTCGTCTCCGTACTGTCGGGGGTGAGGGCGTAACGACGGATAGTCACGGCATCGTACAGGCCTGAAGGGTCATGACTTGTGAAGGTGATGACTGATGCGTACCCAAACTTCAGATAACCGGCATTGGCATAGGTGAAACCTAGTTGACGCTCGACCGAAAGACTATCGACGGTGTCCTGCAGGGTGATGTTCTCGCCTGGGGTAAGCAGATAGTAGTAGCGGTCGTTAAAGTTTGCTGCCTTAGGCTTGGGTGGCGGAGCATCATTGCCTGTCTCTTCTGTAGAAGTTGTAGTAGAGTCATCTGATTGTTGCTGCTCGCGCAGAGCCATCTCCTCATTGGTGTGGTTATGTCCCCAAAGGAAAATGATGTCATGCTTTTCGGCTGCCTCCGAAAGTGCATTGTACCAAGCGGTTGCACCAAGGTTGTCCTGTCTGTTGGCATGCATCGGCACGTGTGACATGACGACAATGGGATAGTTGTCGGTCAAGGTGCGTACCCATGCTGTGAAATTTGCCGAGGCCGACTCTGCCGACAAGCCGTAGCGGTCGTCAATGTCGAGACCGTTGTAGCCCTTCTGTTTTTTTCTTCCATTAGACGAAGTGCCGTCTTGAGAGCTATCCGTGCTTTCTTCCTCCTGAGCCTGTTGTTTCTGATAGAGGGTGATTGCCTCACGAACGGACTCGTCGGTGGCATATATCATCTGAGCGTATGAGATGCCATAGGCGTAATAGCCGTCCTGGTGACGGGGGCCACTGAAGAATGCAGAGTATCCGTCGGTGCAGTTCTCGTCGTGAGAGCCGTAGGTAATGACCACGTCCCGGTAAGGCGGCGCGAGTGTAGAGTCTATCTCGTTATAGAGGTCACTGATGGGGAACTCGGGATTGCTACCGCCGCCACTTCCTACGTAATCACCACCCAGTATGACCAGTCGCGGCTTGACCTCCGAGCCTTTGACAGCTATGCGCAACATGGCAGTGAGGTTGTTCCCCTCACCATTCTCGTGGCGGTCTGTAGCAACAAACAGGGCTGTGCTCTTTGTCTCCCTGCCTAAATTGGCGGGGTTGTCTTCCTCTGCACAAGATGTCAGCATCGTGCCGAAGCTGCAGAGTGTCAGGATGAAGGCCAACATCCATAGTCCTTTGAGTGATTTCATATTCTGATAAGTTTGTTTTGCCGCAAAGATACGAAAAATCTATAGGAAAGCCAAATTTATTGTAACTTTTCTATATGACAGAAATTTGTTGTCCTTTCTAGTTGATCATGTCAACGGTATCTTTGCATCAAAAAGAACACCATGCTCAATCAGCCCATTAACCCCAATCTGAAGACCTGGGACTTGGAAGCCCGACAGCACGAGAAGCGTGTGTACTTCAACAAGCCACAGTTGATGGCCCAGTACATCGGCGCCAAGACAACGGTCATTGTCGCTGGCCGTCGTACGGGTAAGACGGACTCGATCGCCTCGCCATTCGTGCTGCGTAACATGCAACGAATGCCGGGCAGTACAGGGGGTATCGTGGTGCCGACGTTCAAACATGGGCTGACAAACACGATCCCCGGACTTCTGGCGGCTTGGAAGCGCTGGGGCTATCTCAACGGCATCCACTATGTGGTAGGCCGTAAACCGCCAAAGTCCTTTGGTAAGCCAATCACCGAGCCTGCAGACTATGAGCATGTCATCACGTTCTACAACGGCTCTATAGCGGTTATCATCTCTCAGGACCGCCCTGGTTCCTCGAACTCTCTGACACTTTCTTGGCTTCTGATTGACGAGGCCAAGTTTATCGATTACAATAAGCTGAAGGACGAGACACTGCCTGCCAACGGCGGTATTCGCTCGTACTTCGGCCATCATTCGTTTAACCATGCGATGATGGTGCTCTCCGATATGCCCCAGACGCAGAAAGGCTCGTGGTTCCTGCATTATCGGGAGAAGATGGATCCCCAACTGATCGAAACGATTCAGGGCACCATCTATAAGATTTGGGAAACAAAGGAGCGGATTGCCCGTCTGAAGGAGCAGCACCAGCCGATTCCCCCGTACCTGAAGGGCTACTTGAAATGGCTCGACCAGTCGCTGAACAAGATGCGCTCAGTGGCAGTGTACTATAAGGAGTACAGCACCATTGAGAACCTGCAGCTCCTGGGCGAAGAGTATCTGCGTCAGATGAAGCGCGACTTGACGCCTAAGACCTTTCAGACCAGCATCCTCTGTCAGCGAATCGGCATTACGCATGACGGCTTCTATTCGTCAATGCAGGAGCATCACAAGTATGATGCCTCGAATTTTGCGTATCTGGACGAACTGGGTTACGACAAGATCCTGAAGGAGACATCCCAGCAGAACTATGACATTAAGGCAGCGTCACAGTTTAGTACGATTGGGGGATGCTTGGATTCCCGGGCTGATGAGGACGTAAACCCTTTGGCTCCGATTTGTATTGGCATGGACTACAATGCCAATATCAACTGGATTGTGGCTGGTCAGCCGTCTGGAAACAGGTTAAACGTTCTGAAGTCCTTCTATGTGAAGTTCGAGCGTAAGATTCCCGCCTTGGTCGATGATTTCTGCGCATACTACGCATATCATCAGAACAAGACGGTTATCTTCTACTACGATGCCACGGCCCTTGGCTCGAACTATGCCGTGAACGACCAGGACTTCCGCTATGTGGTCGTCCATGAGTTTGAACGCCACGGGTGGCAGGTACAGGATGTGTACCTGGGCAACCCGATGCGACATGATGAGAAGTACCTGCTCATTAACCAGGGCTTTGCAGGTAAGCAGCGCCTGATGCCGTTCTTTAACCGTCAGAATAATGATGATTTGATACTAGCTATCCAGTCGGCTGGGGTGGAGCGGGGTAGGAACGGCTTCCATAAGAACAAGTCTATGGAGAAACAGCCGGAGTCTGAAGAGGACTTGCTGGAGCATCGTACCGATGGCACGGATGCTTTCGATACACTGTATATTGGCTGTGAGAAGTTCCCGCAGCATGAGGTGTATCCTGTTGCTTTGGGTGGTGTTTTATAAAAAATACTGGTTCATAAAGCTGCTATTTCATGGATTTTTAGTACCTTTGCCGAAATTTTCAAAATCAATAGGTATTAAACGTAATCAGGATATGAAAAAGGAACTCAAAGGGAAAGAACTGAAAAAGTTCTATGAAGATCATGTTGACGAAGTTGCATTTGAGATGGAAGAAGCATTTCTTAATGTATTGCACAGAAGAGGTCCAGAATATCAGAAACCAGGATTTATCCTTGGTTCTCTCGCCATGGCTGTAGCTCATGTGCTTTATATGTCAGAGAAGCTGATGAATTATCAGATCGATTTTAAAAAGGACTTCAATGGTGTCTTGATGGACACCTATAATTATTATAAAGAGAATCATATTGATGATGAAGAAGATATGTTCGAAGAATCACCTGACAATGACTCTTCTAAACTGAATTAGAGGCAAAAGTTTCCACCAAATGGTGAGAGTTTGGTAATTTGGGACAATTTTCAATTATCTATCTATTTTTTTAATGTTTATGTTTTCGTATTTGCCATTTTTTAGCTAACTTTGCGCCTCGATTTTTAGTAGAACAAGGTAAATTGGATTAGTTAGTAAGATGGCAAACACGAAACATTCTGTAGCGCGTGAGATCATTATTGACCGCCTACTACACAAAAGGCGTGGTTATTCAATCTATGAGATGTTGGAAATCATCAACGAATCTCTAGAGTTCGAGGGCTTCACTCCTGTATCACTTAATACGATACGGAGAGACCTCGAAACGATTGAGATCAGGTATAAACAACATTTGGACAAACAGAAACGGAGTTATCATTTGTACTACCGTTATGCAGACCCGAACTTTACGATCTACAACAACGTGCTGACTTTCGGGGAGATCCAGCATCTGCACTCTGCTTTGTTGGCTATCCGCTTTTGCGATCCGCTGCAGGGTACACTGATGTATAAGGAAATGTCCACTCGTCTTTCAGATATACTGGATATCGACCCTGCAAGCGACCCGATTGTGCTATATAAGCATGTGCCGTCAATGGACGATTGTAGGCGTTTCCGTACGCTGTATGAGTATATCCGTACCAAAACGCCAGCATGCATCACCTACAATTTTGAGAAGAAAGAGGGACAGCGTGAGGCGGTGATCCATCCTTATTATATCTTGAATGATGATGCTAAGTACTACCTTCTTGGTCATGATGAGAAAACTGATTCTCCCATCAAGATATCGATTTCTAAGATCATCAATATAACCCCTGCAGATAATACTGAGTTCATTCCGAACCATGATTATCCGTTGAAGGATTTCTATTTGAAGCATTTTACGCAGGGATAACGCTTTATACGCTCCAATAGTGTTGGACTATCGTTTGGATAGTGTGGTGCTATTGGAGCGGTATTTTCCGAAGCCGAAACAAGATCATTCTAAGGTACTACTTAGGAGCTTCCATTTTTATTTATTTGATGAACAATTGAGCTAAAAATAATGCTCATTCTTGGCTAAAAGTGCAAAAAACGCAATTAAATTGTGTTTTTTCATCAGATTTTCTCTTTTTTGTGCACGAAAATGATACTTATTTACTATATTTGCCACATAATTACTAAAAAACAATCAATGATGGAGAAGGATATTAACCGGATTAAGGTGGTGTTGGCTGATAAGAAACGCACCAACAAATGGTTGGCTGAGCAGTTAGGGAAGGATCCTGCTACTGTTTCGAAGTGGTGTACAAATAGTTGCCAGCCTACGCTAGAAACAATGATGAAAATTGCCAAGCTCTTGGATGTAGAACTCAACGACCTTGTTCGGCTATCGTAGCTATATAAGAAACAAAAATCGGATAAGATAAATGGCAACAGGCATCACACGTTTTCACGCACGCTACTATGCTGCTCTACTTACACAACAGCAGGCAAACGGCGACCTCAGCTCTTTGTCGCAGTCGCTGTTGAGTTCAACGGTTGACATCAATCCACATCAGATTGATGCAGCATTGTTTGCATTTAGCAGTCCGCTGTCTAAAGGTGTGGTGCTGGCAGACGAGGTGGGACTTGGTAAGACCATCGAAGCTGGTCTTGTAATTTGTCAGTACTGGGCCACAGGCAAACGAAAAATTATCATTGTCTGTCCTGCCTCCCTGCGCAAACAATGGGAAGCTGAACTGCTTGATAAGTTTGGCATACCTAGCGAGATACTCGACACCAAGAATTACAACGCCTATCAGCGTGAGGGCAAGAATCCGTTGAGTCCCAAACGAGCCATTATCTGTAGCTACAATTTTGCAGCCAAGCACAAGGAGCACATCCTGCTTCATGCCTTCGATTTGGCTGTTATCGATGAAGCTCACAAAATGCGTAACGTCTATCGCTCTTCTGCACGTACATCTGCAGAAGTTCGCGATGCTTTGACAGGTGTTCGCAAGCTTTTGCTGACAGCTACACCGTTCCAAAACTCGTTGATGGAATTGTACGGCTTGACCAGTATCATTGATGACCGTTTGTTTGGCAGTGAGAAGTCTTTCCGCAAGCAATATGGTAAGGGCGAAAACCTGCAAGAGTTACGCCAGCGCATACAGAAACTCTATACGCGCACCCTTCGCAAGGATGTGCGAGAATATATCAATTATACCCATCGTCTGCCACTAACTCAGAAGTTCAAGGCCACAGATGAAGAGCAAGTTCTTTATCAGGAGATTAGCGACTTCCTGCGTCGCAAGGACATCTATAGTGTGCCTGCTGCCCAGCGTAAGCTCACCACGATGATTGTCCGCAAGATTCTGGCTTCTTCAACCTACGCTTTGGTGTTCACGCTGGAGCATATCAAGGAACGTTTGGAGCATATGCTGAAAAACGAAAAGCAGGAACGCTTCGATGTGGATGACCTTATTGATGAAGACGAGTGGAACTTGGACGATTATGAAGAGTTACCACCTGAGGATGACGAAGACCTCTTTGATGCAGAAGAGATAGATATACCACGTCTGAAAGCAGAGATAGCTACTGTTGTAGGTTTTATCGAGAAAGCCAAGAACATCAAGACAGAGTCGAAAGCCAAAGCACTTACCAAGGCTTTGGAAGAGGCTTTCAAGAAATTGGCTGAACAAGGTGCAGAGCGTAAGGCGTTAATATTTACTGAATCCACTAAGACGCAAGCCTTTTTGAAAGATTACTTGGAGTCTAATGGTTATGCAGGTCGCATCGTGCTGTTTAATGGTAAAGCCAGCGAACCACAGACCAACGAGATATATAAGCAATGGTGCTTAGAGCATCCTGACAAAGTAAGTGGTATCAAGGCTGCTGACCGCAGAGCTGCAGCTGTTGATTACTTCCATCACGAGGCAGACATCATGATTGCTACTGAGGCTGCAGCAGAAGGCTTGAACCTCCAGTTCTGCTCGTTAGTCATCAACTACGACTTGCCTTGGAACCCGCAAAGAATTGAGCAGCGCATAGGTAGATGTCATCGTTATGGGCAGAAATACGATGTTGTGGTTGTCAACTTCTTGAATATGCGTAACTATGCAGATGTGCGTGTGTTCAATCTGCTCTCCACCAAGTTCAAACTCTTCGACGATGTGTTTGGTGCCAGCGATGAAGTGTTGGGCCAGGCAGATACGCTTGACATAGAGTCACGTATCTGGGAAATTTACCAGCAATGTCGCAGCGAGGAGGAAATCAATCAGGCTTTCGAACAACTGCAAAATGAAATGCAGGAGCAGATAGACGAGCGCATGACGGAAGTGCGTTCGCAGGTGCTGGAGAATTTCGACATCAATGTGCAAGAGCATCTTCGAATGACGAAAGACACAACTGGCACTTTCCTCAATCGCTATGAACACATCTTCTGGGAACTCACCAAATATATGCTGAGCAAGGAAGCCGTTTTCAATGACGAGCAGCATACTTTCGTTTTGCGCGCTCCCGTTGCAAGTCAGCGCATAGGTAAATACGCAATGTTGAAGAATACAGAGGATGCCATCCCTTACCGCTTGAGCAGTCCATTAGCACAGCACGTTATTAATTCCGCCTTGTCTCTATCACTCAGCGAGAATGCGGAAATCATCTTCGACCAAAAGGCTCTGCCCATAAATGCCAACCTCCCAGAATATCTGAATGGCAGCGAAGGTTATTTGGTATTAGCATCCTTGGGGGTTTCTGCCCTGTCAGATGAACAGTATCTGCTGTTCAACGCTTTCCAAAATGATGGTACACCACTTTCACAGGAAGACTGCGAAAAAATGTTCCTGAATGGTGGTTCAGAAATCCAAACTGACAACATGTCAGAATCCATTAAAGAACGCCTTCAAGGTGATGTGGCTCAACACTCTACAGCCAAATTGAAAGAGATTGACGCTCGCAACCTTAAGTTTTTCCAACAAGAAGAGACACGTATATATGCATGGGAGCACGATGTGATTGATGGTATAGAGGACGAAATCTCAACGCTGAAGAAAAACATTCTTGTTGCTGAACGTGATGCCCGTAATGCCCAGTCAGTAGCAGAAAAGTTGGAACTTGAAAAGAAAGTGGAGGAGATGAAGCGTAAACGTCGTCGCCTACGCAATGACTTGGAGGATCGTGAAGAAGAAGTAAGCCAGCAGCGCAAACGAATGATAACAGAACTTGAACAACGTATGGTGAAGGCAACAGAAAGCCAGAACCTCTTTGTTATTAGATTTAAAGTGAAATAATTAAATTAACGAGATATGGCAAATAATTATTACGACAAGTTTGTCGCTAAACTACAAGAGATCTTCATGATGGATCATGCTGAACTGGACTTTGGCATCTATCGTATCATGAATCAGAAACGTGACGAAATACAGCACTTTCTGCAAGTGGATTTGCTCCCACAAGTGAAGCAGGCTTTGCAAGGTGATGGTGGCAATACACAGCAAGCCAAACAGCGTATGGCGGAGATTGAGCAGCAGTTAGGAACTGATATCGACTCCCTGCCTCAAAGCATTCCTATGGTCGCAGAGTATCAAAAGCTGAAAGCCCAACTGGCACAAGGTGGTAGTGCAGAGGATATGGAGGGTGAGGTATTCTCTCACTTGGTGACGTTTTTCTCTCGCTATTACGATGGCGGCGACTTCCTTTCAAAGCGTCGCTACAAGGATAATACCTACGTTATTCCTTATAATGGAGAAGAGGTGAAGTTGCATTGGGCCAACAGTGACCAATACTATATTAAGACTTCAGAGTATTTTCGCGACTATACCTTTGTGCTGCCCACTTCACGCAAGAAAATACACTTTGTGCTAAAGGATGCCAGCACAGAGCAGAACAACAATCGTGCTGCCAACAACATGGAGCGTCGCTTTGCATTATGGGAGCCAGAAAACGAAGGCGAACATGTGATAGAAGTAACTGCTGATGGGGAACTGAACATCTACTTCACTTACGAGTTGATGCCAAAGGCTACAAAACAAGATGCTTTGAGAGCAGAGGCTTTTGAAACTGTTAAGCCCTTGATACCAGCGGAGTATGAGGAAATGCTGACTACAAAAGTTCCAACGCAGAAAGAGCCCAACCGTACTTTGTTGGAGAAGCACTTGACGGATTATACAGCAAAGAATTCTTTCGACTACTTTATTCATAAAGACCTTGGTGGTTTCCTGAGTCGTGAGCTGGACTTCTATATCAAGAACGAGGTGCTGCATATCGATGACCTTGATCCTCAGCACATCAATAATCAGTTGTCTATTGTAAAGGCCATCAAGCAGGTAGGTCAGAAGATTATTCAGATGTTAGCACAGTTGGAGAACTTCCAAAAGAAACTATGGCTGAAGAAGAAGTTTGTAGTGCAGAGCGATTACTGTATTACCCTTGATCGTGTGCCTGAGAAGCTTTATCCTGAGATTATTGCCAACGATGAACAACGTAAGGAATGGGTGCGTCTGTTTGCGATTGATGAGATTAAGGGTGACTTGACCACAGAAGGTTATAGCGAACCACTCACCATCGAATTTTTGAAACAGAACCCTTTCCTTGTTCTCGACACAGCTTTCTTTGATGCCAAGTTTAAGCATCAATTGGTAAAGAGCATGGAGAATATTGATGAACAAACGAATGGTTTGCTGGTGAAGTCTGATAATTTCCATGCATTAGCACTTCTTGTCAACAAATATAATGATTCCGTTAATGCAATCTATATTGATCCACCTTACAATACTGGTAGCGATGGATTTGTTTACAAGGATCTCTACAAAGATTCTTCGTGGCTATCTATGATGGAAAATAGACTTAGTATAGCAAAAAAACTTATGACTAGTGACAGCAGTATTGCTATCAGCATAAACGAAAATGAACTATTCAATTCTAAGTGTCTCTTAGATAATATGTTTGCAAAGTATTTGACAACATTTAGCGTAAAAGTTCGACATGAAGACAGAATCCTAAAAGGTGATAAAGACTTCCATGAAGTCTATGAGTCGTTATTAATGTATGCCTATGGTGAAAACTTTAAACCATTGAAACGTCAGAAAGACAACTCCTCAGATGCAGATTATCTTTATACAATTGAGCTTGATGAAAGACCTGATGAAATATTAGACTTGGGAAACAAGGAAGTTGAAGCATACGCTCCTGGTCATTACAAGATAATTAAACATAAAGATTCTAGTTTTGATTATTTGAAGCCTATCAGCGTTAGAGGTTCTATTCGAGAAGGAAACTCTAGTGGGCGATTCTATGTTGCGTATCTAGAAAATTTAGCTTCCACACATAGCGGATATATTTTCAAGGTTCCTAATATGGGAGATGATAAGTTTGGGTATAGATTCTTTTGGACACCTTCTGTTGAAAGCGGAAGGAAAAACGGGGATTATTACCAAGGCGCGCCTCTAAACAGAAAAGATGTCATTGAAATTCCATATCCCAATTACGTCGACTTTGAGAAAGCATTTAATGATGCTACAGATGAAGGCGGTATTTCATTCCGTAATGGAAAGAAACCCGTTGCTTTTTTGAACCACGTTCTTTCTCTACAAAACGTGAAGAAAGGAAAGGATTTCGTAATTGCCGATTTCTTCGCTGGATCAGGATCAACGGGTCATGCTGTAATAGAAATGAATAAAGATAAGGGAAAAAGAAAATACCTTTTGTCACAAGTTGGGGACATCTTTGACAATACAACAAAACCAAGGTTAGAAAAAGTTATCTATTCTGATAGTTGGAAGGACGAAAGCCCCGTTTCTCGCAATGGCATCTCACAGTGCTTCAAATACATCCGCTTGGAGCAATATGAAGATACGCTGAACAATCTTGAAATAAAGAAGCAAGAGTTAGAATTCCAACCAAAAGAATTCCAAGAGAGCTATATGTTGAGCTATCTGCTCGATACGGAAACACGTGACTCGCTGCTGAATTTGAAGTGGTTTGAGAATCCTTTCGAGATGACGTTGAAGACCACCAAGGATAATGAACTGGTGGAAACAAAGGTGGATATGGTGGAAACCTTCAACTACCTGATAGGTCTGAACGTGGAAACAGAGGACTGGTATCAGGATGATAACATCTGCGTGATACAAGGTCGTACCCATCGCGAAGGATTGAAGACATTGGTCATCTGGCGTAACTGCAAGGAAGTGAACAACGATCAGCTCTGCATGTTCTTCGATAAGATGGACTTCCGCACTCGCGATACAGAGTTCGATCTTATCTATGTAAATGGCGACAACACGCTGCCCAACCTGCGCAGAGACGAAGAACATTGGAAGGTGGCGCTGACAGAAGAGGAATTCGCAAAACGTATGTTTGAGGATATTTGATATGGCGAAGAAGAAAACTACTCAGCCAGCACGATTGCAAGAGGCACTGGTGCTGCATAAATATATTCTGAGTCTCTTGGGATGCAAAGACCTGGAGGCGCTGAGCCGAGACTTGAAAGACCCTACGCTTGAAGGTGTGGACGATGAGGGCGTATCGCGTTTGTATTATGTGCTGAAACAACATCAATACGACCTGCATGTGCCCCAAGATAAGCTGTTTGAGTATGATCAAAACATTGTTCGCCATACCAATGAGATTAATGAGAAGAGACCAGAAAAGATTCAATGGAAGTACTATCAGTATCTGGCCCTGCTGTTTACAGAGATTTATCTGGATCGCTTTTTCGCTGACAGAGAGCAAATGCGACAGAACATCAACACCTTCCTGAAAGATGACTTCAATTTCCGTACTGAGACTTGGCACGGTATGGACGAGTTTAAAGAGGATGATATGAACAAGTTGGCCTACTGGTGTGCTACTGGTTCTGGTAAGACTCTGATGATGCACATCAACATCAAGCAGTATCTGCACTATGCAGAGAAATATCATGCCAAAAAGTTGAATCGTATTCTAATTCTGACACCTAACGAAGGATTGTCTAGTCAACATCTGCAAGAGCTGTATCTGTCTAACTTTAGCGCAGAGCTTTTCTCAAAACAGGGAAGTGGCGGTTTCTTTACAGGCAAGAATATTGAGGTGATTGACATCAACAAACTTGCAGATACAGATGGTGACAAAACTGTAGCTGTAGAAAGTTTCGAAGGCAACAATCTGGTATTGGTAGATGAAGGTCACAAGGGTTCAGGTGGCGAGGTATGGAAACGCTATCGCAACACATTGACACAAGAAGGTTTCTCATTTGAGTATTCTGCTACCTTTGGTCAAGCTATTGCTGCACAGACAGGTGCCAGCAGAGACGCTTTGTTAAAGGAATATGGTAAGGCCACACTGTTTGATTATAGTTATCGCTATTTCTATAATGATGGTTATGGCAAGGACTATCGCATCATGAACATGGCTTCATGGGACGATGAGGAATTGCTTAATATGTACTTGACAGCCTATCTGTTGTGCTTGTATGAGCAGACGCTAGTATATGAAAGTTCTCCAAAGGTTAAAAACGTTTTCCTGATAGCACGACCGTTGGGCATCTTCGTGGGTGGATCTGTTAATGCAATACGTACAGAAAATAAACGACAAGTTAGTGATGTTGTACAGATCCTGCTCTTTTTGCAAGCCTATATCGACAATCCACAGGAGTTTACTGGCTATATCAAGCGTCTGCTAAATCCGTCTGACGGCATAAATAATCCACGTGGTTATTCGCTCTTTGCCAATAGCTTCATGAAGATCAAGGAAGGTTTGAAACTTGGAGAAGAGGATGCGTTTGCTCGTAAAACCTACGAACAACTGACAGAAAAACTGTTTCATAGTAATGTAAGTGGTGCGCATTTGTATCTCGATAAGCAAAAAGGCGGTGACAAGGAAATAGGCCTTCGTGTTGGTAACGCAGACTATTTTGGTGTGATTAACGTTGGTGATAGTGATTCCCTGATGAAACTTTGCGAGGCAAAGGGACTGAATTGTGAGACGCGTGAGTTTGGCACTTCATCGCTGTTTACGCAAATCAATGAAGAGAATTCCTCCATCAATATTCTGATTGGTTCAAAGAAATTCAGTGAAGGATGGAGCAGCTGGCGTGTATCAGCAATGGGACTGATGAATGTTGGTCGCAGCGAGGGCTCTGAGATTATCCAATTGTTTGGGCGAGGTGTGCGTCTGAAAGGTTTTAAGTATTCTTTGAAGCGAAGTAGCGCGCTTGATAGCAGCTATAATCCAGGATCAATACCCAAGGGACTGCGCGAGATTGAGACACTGAACATCTTTGGCGTGAGGGCCGACTATATGGACACATTCCGCAAGTATCTGGAGGATGAAGGTCTGCCACATAATGAAGAAACTTATACGCCTATTGCCATTCCAACTGTCAATCTGTTGGGCGAAAAGCGCTTGAAGATTGTTCGATTGAAGAAAGGCTACGATTTCAAGAAAATGGTGACTGTGAAGCCAGAAACCATGATGAAAGGTATGCATGTAAAGGTGGATTGGACGCCTAAGGTGGATGCCATCTGGAGTCAGCGGGCTGGTGTTGATATTGCAGCGGAAATGACTGAGAGCAAGTTGTACCCTAAGCATCTGAATCTGCTGAACTGGAATCGTATCTTCTTTGCCATCGAGCAAATGAAGAACGAACGCAGTTGGCATAATATGGAAATCAGCGTTGACATGCTGCATCAACTAATGTTGCAGACGGACTGGTATGAGCTAACCATTCAGGATGCAGACTTGGAGTTTCATGATTTTGGTCGCGATGTGGCACGTTGGGAAGAAATCACCATTGCACTACTTCGTGGTTATATCGAACGAGCCTACAAGCGGAGTAAGGGTAAGTGGGAGTCGAAATACATGGAAACTGTGTATATCGACAAGAATGATCCCAATTTCTTCGATGAGTATACAGTGGAGGTGCGCAATGACCAGCAGGAATGGATTGACAAACTGATGGAACTGCGCGAGCAGATTATCTCTGGCAATCTGGAACGAGATTATCAAATCAATGGACATTGGCTTGCAATGCGGTTCGATCAACATTTGTTTTATCCCATTTTGTGTTTAAATGAAAAAGATGCAAGTGGCAGGAAGGTAATGGTTGATCAAGACACTAACGAACCATTGGTGAAGATATCACCTGTGGCACTTAATTCTGGTGAAAAAGGATTTGTTAAACATCTCCGCGATTATTACGAGAAGCATAAGGATGACTTGCTGAAAGACAAGGAAGTCTATCTCTTACGCAATGAGAGTCGCAAGGGTATTGGCTTCTTCGAGGCCAGTGGTTTCTATCCAGACTTTATCTTATGGGTGAATGAGGGTCAGAAGCAAAGAGTGGTATTTGTTGATCCTAAGGGCATTCGTAATTTGCAGGGATTAGACCATCCAAAGATTCAGCTTTTTAAGACCTTAAAGGAAGAAATTGAGCCAACTTTGAATGATTCAGATCTCTCGCTTGATAGTTATATTATCTCAAATACGCCATATAATAATGAAATATTTCGTTGGGGTAAACGTTCTGAATTCTTAGAGAACCACGTGCTCTTCGATAAAGACGAGGAGTATGTGAAAACGCTGTTTGGGAACAATTAGTGTAACGCAGGAAAATTATAAACTTAAAAATATAGAGTTATGATACACAAGATTCCATTTGATTACTCGCTATTTTCTGACGAGAATTATGTTGACGATTTTGTAGCATATGTAAACTTATCAGATAAACAGATTAATGAGAGTAGTGACTTTATTGCTGATGGACACTTCACGGGTGAATTAGAGGACCTACCAGGTAAGGTTTTTGATAAAATAAAAGATGCAATAATGGATGATGCTTACAAGATGGCACGTAAGAAGAAAATTGAGGGAGAATTTTCTGTTATCCCCCTACATTTGTCTCCAGAATTTATAAAGTTACTGCCAGAGGAAGTGTATAGGAAAATTGATATGGAATGTATTTTTGAAGAACGTGGCGTTTCTTCAATTGAGGAGCTATTAGAGAAAGCTGAACCTGAGGAAGTAAATGAAAAATCAGATGTTCCCTTCATGAAGACATTGGCAATACGTCAGCCTTGGGCATCACTTATTGCATGTGGCGTTAAAGATATTGAATGCAGAGACTCCATGCCCACTAAATGCCGAAAGATATTCGTCGCCGCCAGCGGATCGAAACTTCCTTGGAACGAACTCCCTGATATGGCAAAGAACGTTCTTACGAATCTTGAAAAGGCTGGTAAACTCCCCTCTTATGACAAACTCCCCATGAAGTGTATAATAGGATATGTAGACATTGTCAATGTAACATTTGACCCAGTTGAATCTATATGGGGTAGAAATCACGATGGTATTAAGTATGTGCTTGAAAATGCACATGAGCTAGACGAGTATATATATGGCAAGAACAAAGCTACTCCATATTTCTACAATACAGAAGGGTATGACGAGAACAGTCTGCCCGCTGCACATAAAGTAGATTTGACTGGTATCGATTTGCCTAAGTAGCATATAAACGAGGAAGAATTATGGCAAGATGTCCAAAAACAGCAGCAGAGGCTTTCAAAAGGCTTGATAAGAGGCTAACGGAAGAAGAAAAACAACAGATTGTGGATTCAGACGGCATGTCTGAATTCCACTTCGGGCTGGGTATGTGGATTCGTAACTATTGGATTTATAATGGAGAAAGGGAGAATCTAGAATCCCTTCTGAAAGATTTGGGAGAACCTGAGTTTCTCATTGGCGATATGGCATCGTCTGCTATACTTGATGCATATCAGAAACATTTAAAAGATATTATTTGATTAAGTAGTTGGATTTTTGTGCTATAGGTATTCTGTTGCTCCTAACCGAAAGACAATGAAAGAAGATCTAATAGAGATAGTAAATGCCTTGGATTCCTGTGCAAAAGCAAGGAGTGGTTCTGGTATAGTTCCAGTTGCCCGAGTTCATTGCTTAGACAATGGTGCTGGTAAAACATACTGGTTTACTAACAGATTACACCATCCGCGTGAGCTATCAAGCCTTTATAAGTTCGGGAATTTCGTACCGAGATATTCAGACTTAGCTATTAAGATGCAAAAAAGCAAGGTCGGTACATCTTTCCCGCATTATAAACGGAATAATATTGGGGGAGGAGAAACGCATACAATACTTTTGGAGAACCAGTCTGATCTTCAAAATCAGACAATTTCAATAGCAGGCGATGAACTAACATATCAATACCGTAATATTCAAGAGTTTCTTCAGGAGTTAAGACGGAACAGGGAAGATATAAAAGATATCGAATCCAAGATTGCAGAACTTGAAAATCAGAGGAAGGAGAAGAAAACACCTCAAGAAAAAGCCCAAATCACGAATTCAATCAAGAAGTATCAAGTAGAATATAGAATCCTCACGCAACAGCAGGAGGATTTGAAGAACATAACCATCTATATCAGGAAACAAGGCGAGATGCGCTATAGTTATATCGTGGATCCAATCCAGACAGGTATCATGGAGAAACATCTTTATGATGGTAAAACCGTGGTCATCAAAGGTGGTCCAGGTACGGGCAAAACAACAACAATGATCCATAGGTTGGCTTATTTGACAAATACTTTTGCGATTGATGAAGACGAGAAAAATAAATTAAACAAGTATAAGTTAACTTCATTACAAAGGAAACAATTACGTGATGCTATAAAGGCAAAGCGTGATTGGATGTTCTTTTCTCCGTCTCAGATGTTAAAGGATTATCTTTCAAATGCTATGAAAAAGGAAGATCTTGCCGATATATCCGAAAAAGTATGGAACTGGAAAGACTACTGTCGAATGATTTTACAAAATAATTATCATTTGTTAGAGACAAAAGAGACAAATGCACCTTTTAAGGTGTGCTATTCAACGGATACACTTTTCTATCAAAACTCTGATATTATCAACGTCTTTAAAAATTTCTACCTTGATGAATTCCGCAAAATAAAGGCCCATCTTCCTCAATTGAACACTGAGGGGCAAATATTTGCTTGGATGTCTATTGCAATAAATATCAGAAAAAGGTTCGAGGATATTGACAAATATGATTTAGCACATTTCGTTTCACTGTTTAATACCCTTGAATCAGTATATAGCAGTGACTGTAAAAGACTCCTTGACGAAAGAAATAAAATTTTAAGTGAACTAGCAGAAAAGATTTGTCTTTTGCTTGATGATAATAATGAAGCAAAAACAGAAATAAAAGATATTCTTGAATTGTCTTCCGAAGAAGTAATGGAAGAAGAATCTGAGGTAGAAGAGTTAGATGATAGCGATGATACTGAAGAAACAGACGGTTTGACAAGTAATAATCAGAAAAAGTTGAATCCACTATTAGATCCTATTCAAAAATGGCTTAAATCATATTGTTACTACAAGGTAAGCACAGAAAAAGATTTGTCAGACGAGCAAAAGATAATTGCAGATATCCTTCTACCAGTAATCGGTGATAAGTATGATGGTGAAATTAAAAAGATTGGGGAGTTAATGATATTTGAGCAGTATGCTCAATATACAAGAGGAATCAGAGCTATCATGTTAAATGGCATGCCTGCAAGATACAAAAGGTTCCGGACTTTCCGGATCACCTGCATACCTACGTGGAATCAGTTATACTAAAATCATGATATTTCCGTTTTAACAGGAAACGCGATATCACAATGAATCCACAATACGAAACACTTGCCAAATGCTTGTTGCCTGAACAC